TGTTATCCTCGTTACGACCGAATGATACGGATATCTCATTTTTGATTATATCACCCAAGCCATTTTCACGAAGCCATTTAAATGCTTTCTCTCTGTTTGCAACAGAAATATTAGCACTATAATTTGGTTTAACATCTACTGTCGAACCATCTATTAATTTAAGGTGGGATAGTCCCATCTCAGACATCATAGTTGGAATTACTTCTCCAGAAATGTGATCATGTTTTTGTTTTAATAATTTTAGTTTTTCTTCTGCATTCTCTATTTCAGAAGATACTCCCTCTAATCTTTCTACTTGATCAGCTAAAGATTGTAAGCTGGTTGTTTTTTGCAAAACATTTTCTTGGTCTTGTTCAAAGTTTATTTCTTCTTTGAATTTTATTTCTTGTTTAATGCTCATCTATTTTTCCTTTCTCGTATAGATCTATTTCAATGGTATAATATTTTCTTTCTTGCTTGTCCCATTTTAATAGGTTGTATTTGCCGTTAGTTATATCAGAAACTATAGAACAGGCGACACCTATTATTGCAGGATCACCTGTTAATAATAAATAATCTTTTGTTCTATATTTTGCTAATGATTTTCTAAGTTTAAAAATAAGAGGACCTGGGGAGAAAATTATTTGTGAAAGTTCTGGTAGTAAAAATTTAAACTTTCCATATTGTGCTGCACCCATAATATTAATTTTAGGACGGCCTTCTGCAGTGCCAGGAATTTCTTGAATTACATGAACTATAGATGGTTCGTCATCTTTTTTAATATCTTCGTACCTAACTATTTTTTCTTTCATGCTTGACAATATAGGTCTTGTTCATTATATTGTCAACTAGAAAGAAGATGAATTACAAATTTAAAACATCACCGTATAAGCATCAATTGACTGCTTTAGAAAAATCATGGAACAGAGAAACTTATGCGTATTTTATGGAAATGGGCACAGGTAAAACAAAAGTATTAATAGATAATTTAGCCATGCTTTATGATAAAGGTAAAGTTAATGGTGCTTTAATTATTGCACCCAAAGGGGTTGTAGGAACTTGGTATAATAATGAATTACCAACACACCTTCCTAGCCATATTTCAAATGTGACTACATTATGGCAATCTAATATAACTAAAAAACAATTAGAAAAATTAGAAAGTTTATTTGAAGTAGAAGAATCTTTGCATATTCTTATTATGAACGTAGAAGCTTTTAGCACAACTAAAGGTATGAATTTTGCTAAAAAATTTTTATCTTGTCATGAAACTTTAATGGCAATAGATGAATCTACTACAATTAAAACTCCTACTGCTAAAAGAACTAAAAATATAATTAAACTTGCATCTGAAGCTAAATATAGAAGAATAATGACAGGATCTCCTGTAACTAAAAATCCATTAGATTTATACACACAGTGCGATTTTTTAAGTCCGTGGTTATTAGACTTTACATCTTACTATGCGTTTAGAAATAGATATGCAGAAATGAAAACATTACATATGCATGGTAGACAAATACAAGTTGTAAATGGGTTTAAAAATTTAGGTGAATTGTCAGATAAATTAAAAGGTTTTTCTTATCGTGTTTTAAAAGAAGATTGTTTAGATTTACCAGATAAAATATTTATTAAACGTCAAATATCTCTTACACCCGATCAACGTAAGTTGTATGAACAAATGAAAAAAGAAGCTATTGCCATTTTAAAAGGTAAACAATCTACAACTGTTAATGCGTTAACTCAATTAATGAGATTACAACAAATTACTTGTGGTCATTTTACTGCTGATGACGGTGTAACTCAACCTATTCCTAACAATCGAATAACAGAATTATTAGATGTGTTAGAAGAAACAGAAGGTAAAGCTATTATATGGGCTCATTATCAATTTGACATTACCAATATAATAAAAGCTGTATCTAAAAAATATGGTCCAGAATCTATTGTTGACTATTATGGATTAACACCTCAAGAAGAAAGACAACCTAATATTAAACGTTTTCAGGATGATCCTAGGTGTCGGTTTATTGTTGGAACGCCTTCTACGGGCGGCTATGGCATTACTTTGACGGCTGCAAACACTGTAATTTACTATTCTAACGGATATGACCTAGAAAAACGATTACAATCAGAAGACAGAGCACACAGAATCGGCCAAAAAAAATCGGTAACTTATGTTGATTTAATGGCGGACGACACTGTGGATGAAAAAATCGTAAAAGCTCTACGAAAAAAAATAAACATAGCATCAGAAGTTTTAGGAGAAGAATTAAAGTCATGGATTTAATAGGATATACACGCGTACCGCGCTGTAATTTTTAATTTACTACTTTTCCTCCGGACCACTTCATTTCTGGTAGTCCTTCGGTGTATTTTTTTCCGTCAAAGGTTAATACTTGTTTTCTATTTGAATCTGATTCGTGATAAGATATGTGGACCCAGCCCCCTGCGGGGTCGTCCTTGTCGTAGTACTCCATGATCAATTGATCGAAGTCCACGTTATTTTGTAGCCAGTAAGCTGTCTGAATGTTGGGCACTCCAAAAATTTCTAGGTCGACTGCCTGCCCCAGCGCGTGCTGCGATGTCTTTTTGCTGCCGATAGCTTCGCATAATGCTTCTGACCTGTAGCCCGAGGTAATCGTAACTGGCTTGTCAAAATGTGCACGTAATGGCTCAAGAACTTTCCAACATAGATCACCTAAAGCTTTAATCTCACCTGATCCTGGAGTATTATCAATACCCCTACGTTGAGCGGTCATTGACTTGGTCATTTCTTTTAAAGAAAAATGTTTTGAAAGCTGCATGAAAAATTTTTTATCTAATAATTAAAGCAAATATAACATAGGCCATACCAGATATCAAAGCTCCAGTAGACACTAATAAGATGCTTTCTACGCGATTAATTTGACGTTCAAGTTTATTTATTTTATCATGTGTTTGCTTTTGCATGATTCTACAAAGCTTTTCATGATCTTCAATTTTTTGTAAAGCATTTTTAGCCATTAAGTTCTCCCTGCTATTACCTTTTCCGTTGGTGATAGTAACGCTTCTTCATTTCGTGTCAAGTTAGTAATTGGGTTTTTTTGTGGCACACTTGCCATTGCTTTAGGCATTGGTGTATTACCTAATGGTGGTGTTTGAGGTTTACTTGTAAAACCTGGTGAACCAGGTAATATTAAATCTTTAATTGCTCCCGGTATTTTTTTAATATTTCTTTGTATAAATCCTTCTTCTTTTATTGGATTTCTATTTTCATCTAAAAGTATTCTACCTTCTTTATCTAGTTGATAGTTTTCTTCATCTGGATTATAACCCCCCTCTAGTTGTCCTGTCTCTTCATTTAATATTGTTGGAAAAAATTTTAATCCATTATATTTTCCTATAACTTTATCTAGTTCTACTTGTGGAAATAAAAAAGATCTGTTAGCTTTGTACCTAAACTCATCATTGTCTTTATTTAATCTTTTCATTTGTTCTCTTACCAATTGAACTTTACTTTCAAACCTAGGTTTAGAATAATTCACCGGTGTAAATCTACCCACTAATAAATTATTAATTAATTTTCTAGATGCTCCTGATTTTTTCATAATTTCATAAATTTTAGATTTATTTAAATCTAATAACTCTAAATCTTTAATTCTAATATACATATCTTTTTGTATTCTGAATGCTTCTTTTTGCATTTCATTAAAAGTTTTAACTGTATCTGTAGGAGTTTTCTGTGCAAAATCTTGTACACTATAGAAACCTTCTGTTTCATCAACAGCCCTTAACAATCTGTTCATTGTAGATGTAAAATATCTAAGATCTTTTTTAACATCAATTCTAATGATCCGTGTTCCAGCAAGTAATGCTAGTAATTCATCTTGCAAGTTTACAGGTTTACCACCTTTAGTTAAGTCTAATGATAAAGCGTCTCCTATTTTTTGACCACTAGCTATAAAACCTGGTTTAACACCATCTAATACATGGATAAATGATTTAATAAATTTATCTCCAAGATCATCTGATTGTGTGTACACAGATCCACCTCCATCTTTTTTACCATTTCTTGTAGTTACATCTATAAGTCTATCAAATCCTAAAGGCTCTGATATAAATGGTTCTAAAAATTTAGCTACAGGTCCGTCTTCTCCAAACATTAAATTCATTACAAACTGTTCTGTTTCTTGTGGATTTAAATTTTGTTTTTGTGCTTGTGCAATTGCGGCATCTAATGGTTGATATAAACTATCATAAGGACTGAAATATGAAAAATTAATTGCAGCACTCTCACCATTTTTCCAACCTTTAACTGCTAACAAGTTTGATGTTGCATCCCATGAGGCAGCAGATGATCTTTTGTATGCGTCCCATTGTGATTGAGTAGAATTAGTTAAGAACTGTGCAAGTTCTGTAAATCCTTTTCCAACCGCATAACTAGTTAAAAAAGCACCTGTTAATCTTCTTATACCCATTTGTTGTATAGCTCTGTTAGGATGTGCAGCTTCTTTTAAACCTGTACTAATAATATTTGCACCGGTTCTAAGTATTTCTGCAGGAAAAGATATAAAGTTTCCAAGTGGTAACTTTCTTAACTCTTGAATAATAGGTGGTACTTTACTGTATGTTGGGTAAGTGTTTCTTAATAAAAATGCTGACGCTTCTTCTATTGCATCATCATATGTTTTTTTAACACCGGTTACTGTATTAATTGGATTAAATTCTTTACCCATGTATCTAAACCATTCTTTAACATCATCTAAACTTTTTAATGATTGATACAATTGTGATTTACCAAATTCAAAACCATAACCTTTCCATAAGTTATCACCACCTGCATACAGTCTTGCAACTTTGTCTGTAGGCGCCATCTTCATTAATCTATCAAACAATTTATCAGTAGTGTTTATTACGTTGTTTCTAATATCTTGTGTCACAGCTTTTAATTCTGCTGCTACAACGTTTTCATCCCACACACCTAGTCTAATTAATTTTTCTACATAGTTGTTAAACTCTACTTCATCAATTTTATTACCACCTGCTTTAAATATATCTCTTGCCACAATCTGCATGGCGTCTGTTACACTAGCTCTACCACCAATGTGTCCATTCATTAATGCAAAGAAAGAAGCTGAAGTTACGTTTCTAACTTGTGTTTGTGGTGAGTATAATGTTTTACCAATTTGCACACCAACTTTAGATTGTAGCATAAAACGATAAACAGCATTTTCCACTAACTTATCTAAGTCTCCACCTATACCAGCAAATCCTTGTACGTATTCAGGTGATGCCCATTTGTTTAATAATTCTGATTTCATAATACCAAGTCTTGGCACACTTTTAATTTGTTGTGCACCTATGAAACCTGCGTTGGTTGCATCTTCTAAACTGTTAAATAACCAACCATTTTTTAAACCTGATCGTGCAATATAATCTGCTGCTCTTTTGTTAGCCATAGATGATATCATTTCTGCAGTTGTATAACCAACAGATGCTTTTAAATTTCTCTCAGGACCTAATAAATTTTTTATTGCATCAGGTAACTCTTCACCCGTTTTTAAATATCTATATTTATCATTTAATAATATACGAGTTCCTATATCTCTTAATTGTTTTATCGGTGATTTACCTTCAGCTCTACCTGTTCTTAAGATATCTTCTACATGCATTTTAGCAGACTCTTTGTAAGCTTGTTCTGGTTTTAGTTTTGGAAAAGCTAGTCTTGCTGATTCTTTTAAATTTTTATTTTTTTTAATTACTTTTTCTATTATAAAATTAACTGCTTTGTTTACAACTTTTTCATCTGGAACATACTCAGGGTTTCTAAATGTTTGAAATGATCTTACTAAATATTTACCTACGTTGTTTACTTCAACTGTAGCTAATTCTTTTGCTAATTCATCTGCTTCTTTACCTTTTGGTAATACTTTTTTAAACTCAGTTTGAATTTTTTTAATATCATTAATTAAATCTTTCGTTAATGCTTGAAGTTCTTTTGGTAAATCATCTAATTTTCTTTGACCTTTAACCACTGCATCTGCATCTTTTAAAATATTACTAGCTATTTCTTTTAGTTCATCTGCATAATATCTTTGAATAGCAGGAGATGTAGTTGACTTATTATATTCATCTTGAAATTTTTTAGCTAAATTGTATGCAGTTTTTTCTAAACCTTCGTAAGTTCTATCTATTTTTCTTGCTCTACCTTTTATATATAATTTAACTTGTTCACTTACACCTTCAATATCTTTAGGTTGTTTACCATAAGATCTAAACCAAGATAACACGTTGTCTATTTTTTTAAGACTTTGATCTATTTTTTTAGGAGATGTTACAGATTTTAATCTCCATTGTTCAAACGGAGGTAGTTGAGTTACAAATCTACTTGCTGTAAAATTCCCTGCTCTAGCATTTACTAATAAAGGAGCTACTACTTTACCGATTGTAAACTTACCTGCTTTTTGTAAACCTTCTGATGCTTGTCTAGTTAGGGGAGCTACAATTTTATTACCAAGTAACAGTTGTACAGGTTTAACCATAGCTGTATTAATTCCTTTAGCACCCAATTGAGCTGCACCTATTCCTGCTTTGTTAGCAATTAATGGAGATAATCCATACTTATAACCTAGCTGTGTAAACTTACCAACTAGGGGAAAACCACCACCAATTAATACACCTTCTGCACCATATTTAATTCTGTTTCTAAATTCTGCTCCTGCTTTTTTTCTACCTGTTAAACCTTTAGTGTCTTCTGGTTCTACAAAAAAAGATGCTCGACCAGGGTTAGATGCTAAAAAATCTGTAGCACCTATGATCGTTGCACCTTCTGCCATTCGTGTTGCTATCTGACTAGCTTTTCTAAGCTTACCACCTTTAACAGCGTCAGCTGCTTTTTTCATTTTAACTACTGCAGGTATTCTTGATACAATTTTAGCAATACCTGTTCCAGGAATACCATATTGTGTAAGTAAAGATGTAACCTCACCTCTCCATGTTTCAGGACGCGTGGGTTCATTTTTTTCCATGACTTTTTCAAAGTCAGACATAAAGTCTGTGTTTGCTACTAAATCTGTACCAGCAAATAATAATGAAAATAAACTATTTTGTAAGTCATATATACCTGAGCTAATACCTTTAGCTATTTCATCAAGACCAGTTGTGTAATCTCTTTCTTGTGTAATCTCTTTGTTACCAATTTTAAATCTTGGTGCTGGTGCATCAGGTAAAGCTTTAATTGCTTCCATGGAACCTAAATTTACTTTACCTTTGGTCATGGCTGTTATGGCTTGTCCTATTTGTTTGTTAGGACTTAAAGTATAATACAATTCTAAAATACTTTTAGGGTCAGGCATAGCCAACCACTTCACAGGTTTCTTAGGTTTTGATTGTAATGCTAATTCGTTTTGTATTTTTTGTTTAACTTGATTTAAGTCTAAAGGTTTGGGATCTTTTACTTCTATATCTACAGCACCTAAAGAATCATCTTCAGGTTTCTTTTTAAGAAATCGTTCGTAGGCTGTTTCTGCCATGTTACGCCTCCGATGGTAATACTAAATTAACGCTGTACTTTTGGTTAAAGAGGTCTACATCTTGTTGCGATGAAATCATAGCAAAGTCTTCTAATGCTTCGGCACTGTTAGCCATTAACTCTACAATGTCATCTGTAATTTCTGCTGGTAATCTTGCTCTTAGTTGTTCGTAACTTATGGGGTTGTCTGATTGAGCCGTTGGTCCGGGAGCCATGGTCTCTGTAACTTGTTCTTCCATTACCATTTTACCGTTAGCGTATCCTGCTCTACCACCACCGGAGAATGCACCAAGTATTTTTTTAATTTCTTCAATTGCATCTTTGATTAATTGTGGATCATTTTCACCTGTGTATTTTTCAGGATTGTCTTCATATAATTTTGCAGATATTTCCATAAATATAGTTTGTCCTTTAGATGACTTAACAAATATATCTATAGCACCTTCTGTTACTGGATTGCTTTTAGTAAAATTATTCTTTTGAGTTTTTAATATATCTAATTGAATTAAATCATCATCAGTTGCAGTACCGTCAGCAATTTTTCCTTCTATCTCATATATTTTAGGAATGATAGCTTCTAATTGTTTAGCTATTTCTAAATCTCTATATGATTTAGATCCGCCTTCTGATCCAAGAATATTGGCTTGTGCATCAAGTAATGTTTCAAACATTCCTGTTTGACTGTTGTATCTGTTAATGGCTCTATCTTGTGCAGCTTTGTTGTACGCTGCTCTGCTTGCTTTAAATCTTTGAAAAGGATCTTGAGCTGCTGCACCTGCTGTTTGGAATATGTTTCCACCTGGTGATCTTGATATTAAATCTAAACCAAAATCTATTTTAAAATCACTTAATGATCTATCTGGTGCCATAGGTGGTGCTTGAAAAGCCATTCTGTCTGCTAGATCTTTTATCTGTTGCATGTTCATGTTTCTAAGATTTATTTTAGATAAATCGTTTTGCTTTACAGTATTGTTTTCGTTAGTATTGTAACCCTGTCTAGGAGCAAGACCTGAAGTAATACCTTCGCCGGCACTACCACCTTTTCTAAACATAGGTCTACTTAATATTCTGCTCATGTTAAACCTGCTTTTGTCTTCCGTATTGATCGTAATATCTATTACTTCCTGGATTAAATATACCACTTAATACACTAGCTGTTCCAAGAGCCGTCTGTAATGGTGTTGGATTAGGTGTTATTGTTGACTGATTACCAAATGGTGCATTGCCAGAGAATAGACTTGCAACTCCAGAACCATACGTACCTAATCTTTCATAAGGTTCAAATGCTTCTAATCTATTTGCTTCTCTTACTGCATCAAGGCCTGCTTGCGTTTGTGCCTGTTGTAGTCCGCCCAATCGACCCAACTGGTTAATATCTGCTGTTTGTAAAGTTCCTATATCTCCTGCTAAATTTCTTTGTTGATTAAACGCTGTTTGTGCATTTAAGTTAGCTTGGTTAAATCCTTGTTGTAATAATTGTGCATTTAATAAAGCTCTGTTAGCATCTTGATTTGATTGATACTCTGATCTCATTACACCTTCTCTACCGCCGCCTAAGTTACCAGACATCGCTGCTTGTTGTCCAATACCTGTAAGACCCGCTTGAGTTTGCTTGTCAAATTCTGCTAATGTTGCATCAATTACATCTGTTTGATACGGAGACATAAATGATTGATAACCAGTAGGTCCTGAGTATGCGCCTGCTTGTGTTAAATAAGGTTGATATGCACCGACACCAGAACTTGCTAAATTATATGCTTGTGTTTGTAAAGGATCTTGCGCCGCTACTTGTGGTGCAAGTTTAGCTGTATCTAGTGGTATAGATGTTAATCCTGCTAATTGTTTTCCGTAATCAGCACCAAGGTCTGTTACGTATTGTTGTGGTAAATTTTGTACTTGTTCTATTGCCATTATACTACCTCGCTTAATCTTTCCGAAACTTCAAACATATCTCTAGCTCCAGCCATTCCTTGTGACTCTTCTGATACTTGTCCGCCAGCTTCTAAATGTTTCATCATGTTCTCCATAACTTTTGCTCCCTGATCTATATCTCCACCACCTGCGTTTCTAACAGCATCTGCAGTAAATACAAACTCATTTACACTTAATCTTGCAGGTACGTCATCTGCTTTTTCTTCTCTTCCTATAGGTACAAACCCACCTTCAGCTCTGTAATCTTTTTCCATACCACCAAGATCCATGAGCCCACCCTCTTGAGCCATGACTCTTGGTCTATTCATTGGTTTACTAGCCATTTGATCAAATATTTTTTTTGCTTCTTCTATAGCTTCTTCTATAGACAAACTTGGATTTGCTTCCATTAGATCATCTATAATGCTTTCCATAATTTCATTATTAGCATCCATTTCAATACCACCTGCCATCTTTATATTTAATTTATCCATTGGTTTTCTTTTTGATGATTCATTTAATATTTCTAATTCTTCGTCAGTAAGTTCATGTAAAGGTTTTCCAAATAACATTAAAGACATTTCATTTCGTGAATCTTCTAGACTTGGTGCTGAAGCCATCATTATACCACCATTATCAAACCCTATTCTACCACCGTTAGCTGCTTTTGCATATGTTTCAATCATTTCTGCTGGTGTATATTTTCTAGCTGCAACAGCCGGTAAGAAATTTAATCCTGCTGCCATGCCTTGTTTTTGATCTAGTATGTTTGCAGATTTTTTAAGATCTGCTAATTGAATTCCTGTAGTATCATCTGGTAAACCTGGTTGTTCTGGTTGATTTTGAGTAAACAATCCTGCTCCAAGACCACCAACTATTGGTATAATGTTTCTAGTTAAACCTGATGTTATATCGCCAAGTACAGAAGTGCCTTCAATTTCTTGTCCTGCTTTTGGATGACCCGGAGGATAAAATTCTCCAGAAGGTCTTTTTGTAGTTAATGCTTTTATACCTTTTCCTAATATAGAATCTTCAAAATCACCTCTGGTTCCAGTGTTTTGATATGTATTATATCCTAAAGCTGCTGCAGCAGCAGTTAGTAATGGATTTTCTTTAATCGGATCCATAATTTTTTCTTGAAACCATGATCCAATACCATATTGTTTTCTTCCATCTAGACCCATGATACCACCATACGCTGCCATCTGTCTGTCAGGTAAAACTGGTCCTTGTGGTTTTGGTTGGAAAGGATTTACTGGATCTTCTGGACTTGGTAATACTGGACCACGAGAAAAATCATCATAAAAATTTTCTTCTTTCCATTTCTGTATAAATCCTTCTCTCATTTCTGGACTAGCAAGAGATATGTCATATCCATGTTGCATTTCAAAATCTAAAGCTATTTGATCCATCATACCAGCCATCATTTGTTCCATTTCTTGTGGAGATTTAGGACCTTCATCACCACTATACCTAATAGATGGTGCGTTAGTTTGTAATTCTTCTGAAATTGATATATCTGTTATTGCCATAGTTGCCTTATTTTAAAGAGTTGTTCATATTACTTGGTTTTTCCTATTAAATCAAGAGGTGGCATAATTACTGTCACATCTCTTTGCACGTCTTCTGCTGGAATATTAGCTGCTTTTAAAGCTTCTTCATCCTTATAAACTTCCCCTGTTTTTTTATTTGTAATTGTAGTTATTATTTTTTCTGGTGTTAGTACTGGTATATTATCCATTATGTTGTTACCTCTTTCTTAATGTTTAGATAGCTAATAGCTACATCAAACGAGTCTGTTGTGCTTGATTGAACTGTAAAGGTTTTTCCACCTTCTACTATTAGCGGTTGGGTTAATAATTCTTTTGTTTGATTGGCTGTAAGTGGTGCTGATTTTAGAGCTGTAATGCTATTATTTATAATAGTTACACTAGGTGTACCAGCTGATGTAACTAAAATAGATTTAATAACAATAGTTTCATTAACTGCAGGAATACCTGATCCTAACGGTGAGAGTGCACTACCACTTGTGCTATTATCTATACCTACAAATTTATATTGGTTTACTACTGCCATTAATCTAAAAAGAAACTTCTAGCTTCTATCTCCTGTTTTAATTCTTCTTGAAATGTAGTGTTAAGTTTTTCTAACACTGCATCTAAATCTCGCACAAGTGATTGTGCTACGTCTTCTTCGTATTCTTTGCTTGCTCTAGTTAATGTTTGTACTATTTTAGCCATTATATTCCTAACATATTTTTTAACACATTATATCTATTTCGTTCTGCATCACTGATAGTACCAGCTTGTAGTTTTTGTAACAATAATATATACTCATTATAATTAGATGCTTGATTTTCTAAAGAAGCTACTCCTTCTCCATTACCACGATCGTTATTAGTTACTGTTGTTTCTTTAGATGTTCCTTTACCTAAATTACTCAAGTTATCAGTAAAATTACTAGTTATAGATTCTACAATATCTGTGTCTGTTAAATCAAAATCTTTTGCTAATTTGCTTCCATATTTTGCAGCGTTATATAAAGATTGTGCTTTACTATATTTAGCTGCTAGTACAGGGTTAAGTGCATAAAGGCCGGCATTAAATAAAGCACTTTTCCAATTAATACCTTTTGGAGTTGTAGGTGCAAAAGCATTAAATTTTGAAGTAACTCTAGGATCAAACGAACTAATACCTTTAGCATTTAATGCATCTAACATTTGTTGTCTATCACGTTTAGCTGTGTAAGTAGTTGGTACTGTTATTGGATTACCTTTTTTATCAACACCTACTGTAACTGTTGGTGTAGGTAGATTTGTATATTGTTTAGATCTGTAATCTTCTCTAGCATCTCCAGTTCCACCACCAAGACTTTGACCCGTGTTAGAATAATCTCCACCATATTGTGATTCTGCATCTTCTCTACCTCTATAACCAGGTCTTGAACCATCCATAGTTTTAGCAACTCTTTGACCAAGAGCATACATCTGTCTAGCTTGTTGTAGATTTGTAATAGCCACTATCTTCTTCCTCCAGCATGTATGTCTAATCTAAAAGTTCCTAACTTCCAACTAGTATCCACTGCTGTGTTTGATATTGTTAATGCAACTGCTCTAGCTCTTGCACGTGTATCAACTTTATCTGTACTGGTTGTTACAGTAAAAGGTCCAAGTGATGAACTAGCTGCTGCGTTATTAGGATAGTTTCTTAAATCTAATTGTATAATAGCATTTCCTTGTTGATTAATAAAGTCTGGTATAATTCTGCTAACTCTCATAATGTTTTCACCATCACCTCTAAGATCACCTAAATTTGTAGCTGCTCCTCTTACAACTTTTTGTGTAATATCATAATCACCAGAAGTAATATTAGCAGGAATAGCTACAGCTGATGTGGCTGCTTCTTGTTGGTTAACTCCTGTCTCATGTTCAAAATAAATTGTAGTTCCTTCTGTGTTGCCGGTTACATCAAATGATGTATCTAAACTTGCGTTGTATTTAGTTGCATGAGGCAAACCAAATACAGCCGAATCTTCCCATGTTGTTCTAGGAAATAAAGTACTTGCATTCGTAAACCATATAGGTCGTTTAGCTGTTGAATCTAAATAACTATAAGTAACTGCCCTATTAACTACGTTAGATGTGGAGGTTGGATAAAACCAAGTTATTTCACCGAACAAATTATTAATACCACAATAAATTAATTGATTAGATGTAGTATTTAAATCATCATAAACATAGTCTTCGACTAAACAGTCCATAGATTCTAGTTTACCAGTGTATCTAAAGAAACCATTTTCTGACATCCAGTATGCAGCTCCATCAACTTCTACTGCTGCATTCATTCCAATTAATCCACAGTTAGTTCCTACTTGTTCAAAAGCAAATGTAAATGGTGTTCCAACAAAACGCATGGTAAATAAAGCTGTGTCCGTCCAAACATAAAGTGCGTTTCTACCAAGCTTAGCACCCATGATCCGTGATCCAGCAGCCAGTCTTTGTGTGCCTGCGCTGTTCTCAGCTGTTGGTGTATAATCTGTAATATCTTCTTGAGACGAGAATCTTATAAACATATCATCTTGTGTAGATTTAGTTCCAATAGTTGTTTCAGTACCGAAGAATACTAAGTGACGATCAGGTGTAGATACTAACATATCACGTGATGCTGTTGGTGCACCAGATATAATAGTAGCACGGGTTGCTGTTGCATTTGGTGCATCAGCATCCCATTGAAAACACTCTCCATTGTGAATTAGAGCAATAAGAGTTGTACCTAAATTATCTAGAGACCATAGTCCCGGATCTGTTACTGAGTCCGTGTTAGCTGCTGCTGATCCCCATCCAGTCCAACTAGATGTGTTAGTTACAGTAGCTCCTCCACTGTGAGCAGCTCGTGTTGAACCTCTAACTGCTCTAGTAATACCTGTTAAACTTGTAGCAGTAACACCAGTATAAGAAATTTCTTCACTTCCTACTTGAATATAGTTTGTGCCGGCTGAAGGAAAACCTGTTGTACTTCCAACATTAATAGTAGTTCCTGATCCACCTGTACCAAAAGCATCATTGTTTAAACCTGGAGCTGTTAATGTAGTTGTTAATGATCCTAAAATATTACCGCCCCATAATGATATACCCCAGCCAAATGCACCTATTTGTTCAGCGGGTCCTACGTGGTAGTATTGATAATAAGTAATTCCTCCAGAAGTAGTTGCTCCACTTCCTGTCTCAACGCTTGGCATTGTAATCGTAATAGTAGTTGCCGTTGGTACACTAGTTACCATAAATTTTTTATCACAAAAATCAGATGCTCCAAAATTAGAATTAGTAATAGCACTAAAGGTGCTAGTGTCGCCAAATAAAATTATGTCTCCTGCTTGAAAATTATGTGATCCACTAAAAGTAATTGTTACAGCTGCATCATTATTAGTTGTGCTAAATGCACTAGTAATAGCTGTACCCGATGGATTAACTAAGGGATGTATATCGTAGAACACTCCTCCAGAGTATACATATAAAATTCTGTTTGTTCCTATAGCTGCAAATTTTATAGAAGCTGTATTAACAAAATGATGAAGTCCTCTTGCAACGCCGGTAAGTTTAGATTCTCCTAGTTGATTCCAACCACCTATTTTTTCAGGTGTACCATATCTAAAACGAACATTTTCTCCTCCTGTCCATTGAGATTCGGCACCTGTTGATGTAACCTGTTTATTAAATCCTGGTAAGAACCCTAATTTTTGTAGCATATAACTCCATCATATTATGCCTTCCTATGTAGCTCTTTTGCAAACGAAGGAAGACCTAACATCGGCCTTTTGTCGAACCTATTCTTTTCCGCAAAAGGACCATTTACATGGTTATAATGAAGAAATACTTGTCCGCAAGTATTACCTTCAAACGGTTCTCTCCAATGCTCTAATTCACATCCACTATATACCAGCATATCGCCAACTTCAAGTAGGATTTTAGTGCCTTGGGGAGCATTAGGTTTAAGTACAGCTGTTTGATCGTGCCCTGAAATAATACTGTTTGCTCCTGTGCCATCTATAAATATAGGCCATGGGTCACCACCTAAATTAAGAGTAGTAGAAATTTCACAACTAGGTCTGTCTTTGTGTCTATATAATATATCACCTTTTTTATATAATCTAGCATAAGAGTAAGTAGGTACTAATTCTAAACCAGTTTCTTTAGCCATGACAGGTAACATTTTTACCAACAATGTTTCCATAACAGGATCGCTATAATGTGAATATGTGTTAGGAACTTGGTTATCTTTCCAAGTGCCAAATAAACCTGTATCAGCTATTAAATTATATTGATACATAAAATCTGCTGCGTCTCGTTTAAGAAGAAAATAGTTAAACACAAAATTAGCTAGCTCGTAGCTAATTGCTTTTTTAATTATTTGATATTTATTAAAAGCCATCTTGTAAAAAATTAAAACTTACTGATATTCTTATATCATTTGATTTATTAGGTTGAACACTATGCCATAACCATGCTGGAAATATAACAGCTCTATTTTCTTGAGGCTGTAAGTGAAGGTCTCTCCACAAATGTTTAGGAGGTTCGCCTTTTTTTCTATTTGGCATGCACGTTTGAATACCTGGTCTTGGATCACTGCAAACTAATTGACCACTATTTATAGGAGTTTTAACATAATAAACACCACTAAATAAAGAATTAGGGTGCACGTGAGGTTTATTATAACCTCCCGGTGGATTTATATTAGCCCACATATTTCCAAGTCTAGCTCGTCCATCTAACCACTCTTCGTTAAATACTTCAGAAACCATTTTAAACAATTCATCTACTAAAGGTTTATATTCTAGTTTAGTATGCATATTTGTTTCACTATGCCAACCATCTACATTTGTTTTTGTAATTCCTTTATCCTCCTTTGACCATTTAATAATATTTTGTGTCATTTGATTTAGGTCAAGTTGAAAATCTTTTGCGTATAGAATAGTGGGAAAAAATCCTTCTTTAATCATCTAAATGGTTTACCTCCAAACCAAACAACAAGAGATTGTCTCATTCCTTTTGTTACTGGT